GTGTCGGGCCACGCGTGAGGCAGGGGGGGGTCTAGGAGACTCCTTACAGGGGGGGTTTGGGCTGTTTTCATCGGTTCTGCGTGAGGCCCGGACGGGGGCCTCTCATCTTATGCTTGTCGCGTCTGGAATTAACGTGCGGGAAAAGTCCGCACGCGTCGCCGTTCACCGTCGCCCTGATCTGCCTCGCCCTCTTCTGCGTCCAGATGTGCGAGCGTCCGTACATCTTCGCGATGGTGCGGGAGTCCAGGCATCCGGGCAGACTGAGCGCCCAGCGGATGAGCTCGACGTGACGACGGAAGGAGAAGTTGTCGGAGCAGGCCAGCGCATCCATGAAGGCCTTGAGCATCACGCCGACGTGATCGCGGGAGATGAACGCGTCGACCTCGGTGCGTGCGCTGTCGCCATCCTTCGTCGCCCATGACGGATGATTAGGGTCGATGTCGAAGACGTGCCGGGACTGGACCATCTCGCGGTAAGGCAGCACGCCTTGCTCGCGCATCTTGTCCTGGACCTTCTTGGGCTGGGAGAAGAACCAAGCATCAAACGACTTAGCATCCTTCGCAGGTGCGGTCAGGTCGTTAAGCCTAGCGCGTGTCACGTGGTACAGGGTTAAGAGTCTTGACTGCGGGGCAAGTGGCAAAGGTTAGCGAACGACGTACCGCCCTTTGTGCCTGTGGTCTAGCTTGTGCACGTTGATCCAGAGAAAGGCTTTGCTTCCTTTGATTCTGTTTTTCCGTTTAGCCAGCATCACGCAGTCATCCATCATCAATTCAGCAAACCACGCAGGCGTGATGTAAATCACCGGGTTGGCCTCGATGTATTTGGCGCACTCAGCGATGAGTTGTTTCTTGGTCATCTCATCGGGGAAAGACTCCAATGCTGTGGTGATGTGTTTTCCTAGGTTGAATGGTTCGTTCATTGTTAGAAGTTTTGGCAGAGGTTACGGTATTCCATGCGCTCATCGTCGAAGCGGACGAGGCCTTGGCGGATAAGCCTAGCCAGGACGGACTGAGGCTTGGACGGGCTTCGTGGGTCCATCGACCTAGCGATGCCGTCGAGGAGCTGCTGCTTGGTGAAGTACGAGTCGTGACGGCCTAGCCAGTCAGACCACCAAGCCTTGTTGCGCTTGGCCTTGTCTCGCATGGCCTTCGCCCCGGAGCGGGAACGCCTGACCATTCCTTCGCGGTCAGTCTCCCAGAGTTTCTTCATTCGCAGTCGGAAGGCGATCTGGCGACCGACGTTAGGGTTTGGGTTTCTCATTGGGTTGGGTGGGAAGTGTATCTTGCATCTTGGGTGAGGGCCGGCCTGCCGTAAGGCTAAGGCCTAGGCCTCTCACTGTTCTACGGCTAATCCCGAAGGGATAGCCTAGAACCATGCATTGTTTTAAGTTATGTCAGAAGTTTCGTTTTAGGGTTTGTTAGAGATGCTACGATTGGAATGCGTATAAGCCGATTTAAGGCCTTTAGTGTCCTGATGGCGGTAAGGCCTAGGACTAGCGAGCCAAACGCCTTGGCGACCCCTTAGCGGGGCTGGAAACGCTATCCCCTTGGGCGACCTCGGTGGCACTTTCGGAGGGGGGCTGGCTGTATTCCCATCGGATGACCCCCTTCTAGGAGGCATGTCGGATGTAAATCTCGCCCTTGAACTGGTTCGCGTGGTCCTTGAGGCCGGCACGGCCACGGCGCTTGGTCAGGCCGAACTTGTAGATCGGCTCTTCGCCCTGACATCGGAAGAGGACGGCGACCTCGCGGAACCAGTTGGTGAACTCGGACGAGCCGAGGCCGGCATAGGCTAGGTCGGCGACGGTGTGGCCTTCCTTGTCGGACGCGGCCTTGGGCTTGCCGGTGTGGTGCATGGCGACGAGGACGGCGCCCGTCTCGAGGAGGATGGGGGCGAGGTCATGGCGCAGGAACTTGGACGCCTGCTCCTGATCGGAGACGTCGATGCCGGCGAAGGAGAGGAGTGGGTCGACGAAGACGATGTCGGCCTGCTGGTCGATGACGAGCTGACGGAGGGCGGCGGTGAAGGTCGTCCCGGTGCTGACGGTGTCACGGAAGATGGCGAGGTGTTCGCGGAGGGTGGCACGCTCGTCGCTGTCGAGGTAGGCTCCGGCGATGACATCCTGCAAGGCTTCGGAGATGTCGCCCGCGTCGTTCTCAGCCTGGAGCACGACGGCACGGAGGGGCTTGGCGGGCTTAATGCCGAAGAAGTCCCGGCCGAGGCACCAGTGGACGGCGGCCTGCATCATAAGGGAGGACTTGCCCGTTCCCGACTGGCCGACGATGAGCATCGAGCCGCCCTTGCAGAGCCAGCGGTGGGAGCCGAGTATGCACGTCGGGTCTTCCTTGCGCTCGAAGGAGAGCAGGGCGTCGAAGTCCATGCGCTGCGGGCCGGCGACCTTGCGGCGACCCTTGCGGGCTTCGGCGAGGGTGGCATAGTGGTCGAGCAGGGTGTCGGGGTCGGTGGCCTGCTTGGCGGCATCGAGGGCACGGCGGAGGATGGCGGCGTCCGCGATCAGGTCGGCGTGCTCGGGGCGGTAGACGGATTGGCCGACATCGCTGACCAAGAGCGAGACGGTTGCCTCGGTGACAGGGGAGCCCATCTCGCGGAGGCGTTGGCTGACCGTCAGCTCGTCGGCGGGGATGCCGTCGGCGCCGAGGGAGAGCATCGCGGAGACGATGTCCTGATGGGCGGGCTCGAAGAAGTCGGAGGGCTTGAGGTCGCCCGGCAGTGGGAAGGCTTCGCGTAGGAGGACGCCGAGGAGGTGGCGTTCCGCCGTCACGTTGTTCGGAGGAGTCATGGAAGAAGGGGTTGTGGGATGGGGGCGTGGGTGCCCGAGGTCAAGGTGCTTTGCTTCTGAGGGGCGGACCGAAGTGGGCCATCAGGCGGAGGCGGGTCTTGGTGACGACGCGGAAATCACGGCGGACGAGTTTGCCCATCTTCACGGCTCGCTGAATGTACTTGTCGGCGTGGGCGGAGTTGCCGATGCGCCAATGCTTGGCCCACTGCTCGCGGGTGCGGTAGCCAGGAGGAGGGGTCTGGGCGGACTTGTTGATGTCGGCTAGGACGGCCCGGAGGATCGGGTCATCAACTGTCCGCTTGTAGAGGAGTTTGGTGCCTTTCCTGCTCATCGGGATTTGGGGGTGAATACCTTGAGGTCGGTCGTCCAGACCCATCGGCTGCCGACGCGGTGGACGAGCCAGACCTTCCAGTCCTGGCCATCGACCCAGCCGGCCGCGAAGCCTGAGCCCCATCGGGAGGTGGCGAGGCGGTGGGATGCGTAGGCCATGGCTTCCTTCTGGCAGAGACAGCCGGCGGAGAAAGCGGCGCCGCCTTCGGCCTTCGTCAGATTGACCTGGGCGAGCGTATGCGTGTGCCCGTGGATCAGAGCGCCGCCGCGGTCGGCGTAGTGGCGGCCTTGCTCGGGCGTGGCGTTGACGCCGTGGGCGTAGCCATGGACGAAGGCGACCGGGCCGAGACGATAGACGCCTTTCTCGGCGTGATAGTCTAGGATGGTCTTCGCCCCGCAGCTCTTCGCGGCGGTCTTGATGCGGGCGTACAGGTCAGCGCAGTAGTCGCGGACGAGGGCGGAGCCGGAGGAGTGCTGGAGGGCCAGCGCGCGGTGTTCGTGGTTGCCCATCAGGTAGACGGTGGGCTTCGTGCGTTCCAGGAACTCCTCGCCGGCCTCGACATCGGCGATCAGGGACTCGGCCCCTTCGGCGTCGTTGCCGACCCCACGGCGCAAGGAACGGAAGTCGAAGCAGTCGCCGAGGTGGACGCGGACGGTGGGCTTGTAGTCCTTGATGAACTCGCACAGGGCCTCGACGGCGTTCTCGTCGGCCATGTCGCCGTGGTTATCCCCGAAGGCGACGAAGCGGGTGGGTGCGCTCATTTGGGTTCGAGGTGAGGGATGGGCTTGCCGGAGTCGTAGGCCGCCAGCATCTCGTCGCGGTGCTTGCGGGCCGTCTCGAGGTCTTTGCCCAGGTTGTGGACTATCTCGGTCTTACGGCGACGGATGCGCAGCCACCAGCAGGAGCCGAGCTTCTGGAGGTGGTGGTTAGGGTTCTCGGTCTTGATGTGGGCGGGCTTGTAGTTGCGCCCGGTGCGGGTGTACTTCGGACAGGCGAGCAGGAAGGCCACGCGCTCGGGGGTCAGCCCGACGTTGGCCGCCCAGAGCAGGGTCTCGGCGTTCAGAGCCTCCATGACTTGGCGAGCAGTCTCCCTTCGGACATGATCTGGTTGCG